GGGCTGGCCTGGGTGGCGCCAATAGGGCTGGCCTGGGTGGCGCCAATAGGGCTGGCCTGGGTGGCGCCAATGGGGCCGCACCGGGGGGCGTGTTCAGCGTCGCCCCGGTCCGTGCGGGTGATGGCTGCTGCTTCAACCCGTGCTGCAACATGGTCTTAGCGAGGTATGCCTGCACCACCGGCTGACCGGCGGCTGCCACCTTCTCTGACAGGCTCGCCTTGGGGTCATTGATCACCGCAATCCCCTGCCGCACGGACTCGGGCAGGGATGCCGCCGTCTGCGCCCCCCACACCAGGGACGCCGCCTTGGCGATGCTTCCCTCGCCGGGCATCAGCGCCATCACGAAGGCGTTCTCAGGCTCCAAGAACCCCTCGGCGGTGCCCGTGAGCAGGTTGACCACCCCGGCAACCCCAGCCGCCACTTTCTCAATGGGGCTATCCGTCAACTGCACAGGGTTGAGCTTGGGGATCTCAATGATCTTCCCGCGCTCACTCAGAAGTGGCACATACCCCGGCATGTCGGGGGTCTTGCCAAGATTGGCGATGCGTGTCGGGATGTCCGCAAGCGCCACCAGCGCCTTTCCTGGCGCAGCCGCGATGTCGCCGACCAACTGGTTGATGGTGCGCGCCTCCTCCATGTGCTGCTCGCGGCCGGCGGGATCGCCGAACGGGCCGTAACCGGAGAATGGACTTCCCTGGCCGGGGGACGTTGCCGACGGCATCGGCGCAAGCGCACCACGAATCGCCTTCGTAATGGCGGCATGGCTCGTTCCGTCTGGAAACTCAACGGTTCCCAATTTGGGAACTTCCACCTCAATCGTTGGCATGAGACTACTTGGTTACCGGGAACAGTTTCCCGCTGACAGGATCATACCGCAACCGCGTGGCAGGAACGGGCTTGGCCGATTCGGGGCCTGGGGCCGCGGCGGCAGACTTCGCATCCGCCTCGTTCACCAATTTGGTCATGGCCTCAACGTCGCCGGGGTCCGTACCCGCCGAAGGTGGAGCCGTCTCATTGGGAAGAATCTGCCTCCACTCCTCGTCAGCCGCCTGAATCTGATCGTGCAACTCATTCAGAGCGTCCGTTTTTTCGGCAGGCGTCAGTTTTTCATTCCGAAGCACGGCGGCCGATTGAATATTCAGGTCGTGCTTTTCCTTGAGAATCCCTTGCAGCTTCGCGTGCTGTGCGGCCGGAAGCTTGGAGTACTTCAGCATCTCCATCTGCGCGTCCAATTTCTCCCTGTTGCCCTGATTCCGAATTTCCGCGGCATGAAGCACTCCCGCTGCGCGGGTTTCCTCCCGCGTCTGGTCAGCCTCTTTCGCGGTGGCAAGTTGATCCGCTTTCGCCTTCTCTCGCATCGTCTCCAAATCAAGGCGGTTCTGAATGCTGAGCCGCTGGTTTTCAAGCTGCTGCTCCTTGAACTGGCGGCCGTCATTCTGCCGCACCTGAGCATCCACCTGCTGTTGCCCCCATTGGCTTTTCACGGCCGGCAGGTTCGTCCACTTCGACTCATCATCATTGGGCAGCTTCATCCACTCCCGCATGGTCGGGAGATCGTCCAACTTGTCGGCGCGCTCCTTCTGCGCGTCGTCCAAGGCCATACTGGTCGCCTTCAACTTGAACGTCGAGTCGTAGGCGTTCAGCTTCATCTGCTGGGCCTTGATTCCCGCCATCGGGTCCACCTGGTTGGCGCGCGCGCGCTGGTACGCCGCGCCGAATGACAACGGCTGCTCCTGCCCCGTCAGAGGGTCAACGTCCTTGTCCGTGGCCATGAGGGTGGCCGCGGCGATGTCCGTGCCGAGGATCTGGCCGAATTGACCGGCAACCTTCCGGTTCTCCGCGCCGAGACCCCGCATCCAGTCGGGCATCTCAAATTGTCCCGCAAAAATGTTCGCCATAATGCCTTAGACCATTCCGCCCATTCCAGCGCCGAAGGACGGCCCGGCATCAACCCCGTAGCCGCCCGCACCGCCCATGCCGTTGCCGCCAGCGTTGTCGAGGTTCCCCCACCCGCCCCCAAAGCCTCCCATGCCGCCGCCAGCCGACTGCGCGAAACCGAGGCTTTGATTATTCACCGGCTGAGGGTTCCCGCCACGAAATGCGGCAAGCGCCGAGATGCCCGTCTGCAACAGGCCGGACGCAACCGGGTCAGGCGCCGCCGCAACCTCGTTCACCGCCAACTGCCGCTGGAACTGTTGCATGTCCTGCTCGTTGGTCGCCGCATACTCCTGCTGCGGGGTGATGAAGGCGCTCTGCACGTTGAACTGGCCCGGTTCCGTAATCTTCGCCATCTCGCCCGTCCAGCTTTCAAGGGAGTTTTGGCCTTGGTTCATGAGGTTCAGGCTCGTCAGCCCAAGGTCGCGAGCCACGAGGTCGTGGGACATCCCACTGCCAGCGAAGCCGCCCCCGAGAGCCTGGGCCGAACCGCTCCTGGAAATCGCATCCTGCACATCGGCCGGGATCTCCCCGTTGAGCATGGCCGCCGTATTCTTGCTCATGGTCGATGCCATCCCGGAGTAACCCGGGATCATCGTGTTGAGCATCTGCTGGATCTGCTGCTGATTGAAGGCGTTGGTGCTGGTCGCCAGGGCCTCCGCGCCGGGCAGCGCCGCCTGGTTGGCCGCGATGGACTTGCCCTGCATGTCCGACAGGGAGACGGTCGGCAGGGTGGGGATTTGTGGCTTTGTTCCGAAGAACGGTGTCAGCGCAGAGTTTACGAGACTTGACATTGCGGTTTCAACTCCTTGTAGAACAGGTCCATCTCGGCCACCTGATCAAATCCCAGTCGTCCCATGAGGGGGTGGAACGGGCTGGTCTTGGCCACCGGAAAGAAAACGTGGTTGAACTGCGACGCCGCGATGTCCTCGGCCACACTGATGAGGTTGACGCTCTCCCGGGGCCGTGTTCCACGTGGAATATGCCCCATGACGAATGGCGCGGCGCAGATGGAAAAGTGCCCCACCAGATGCCCGTCTTTCCAGATACCATGCGACGGGTCGAAGCAGATATGCTCCTCCCCCCGGGCAATCTCTGCCACCCGGAGGATTTCGGCATCCGTTTTCAGCCGGCGAAGTCTGGGAAAGTGCTCCATCATACCAAGCACGGGTCGGGCTCCCCACTCGCGGGGTTCATACCACTCCACCGCACCGTGACCTGCTCTCCGTCACCTGTGTTGTGGCCGAGTTCGTTGTTCAAAATGTTGAGGGCGCCCCCCATGTAGTTCGCCGCCTTCCCCACGGCTTCCCCGGTCCCAACCTCCTCCCATTTCTTCGCCATGCACGCGAGTTTGAGGGCGTTGAGGTTCCCGATGATCAACCAGTCGGCCGGGAGTGCCACGGGCCGGAAGGCCAGCTTGCCCATGATGTCCACCTGGACCGTTTGAAGGGGAAGGGTCGGGATGAGGTAACGCGCGTAGGATGGGTTGGTCTCCCAATACTGCGGGTTTCCAATCAGGGTGGAGTTGATGGCCTGCTTGATCCACAACTGCCCGGCGGTGACCGGCTTCTGGATGCCCACAATCTTGGAGAATGTGGTGGTGGTGGTCGTGCCCGGGCTTTGCGCCAAGGTCACCAGCTCGCCGTCGGCCCACGTCCCTCCCTGCTGGGTCCGAACCCAGTTCGGCGGGGTCGCGTTGTCGAACCCGGCAATCAAAACGGTGGTGCCCACATCAGCCGCCACGTCGCAGGACACCACGAGCTGCGTCGGGTAGCCCGGCTGGATGTCGAGGAAGGTGCAGGCGTTGTTCCTCCGCAGGGCGTTCTTGGAGAACCACAGCGGGGACGTGGCATTCGGGGTCGGATCGTTGATGACTCCCCATCCCCCTGGGTTGAACTCAAACCACTGGCCGCGGAGGGGGATCGGCTGGTTGCAGATGGCGAACTGGTCCGCGGTGGCGTACTGCGGCGGGATCGTCATCAGTTGGCCGGTCACCTGGACGGTGGATTTCTCGCTGGTGCCCACCCAATGCCCCCGTTGCAGGAGGTCCTCGGTCGCGTCGTTGATATACTGGATGACGCGGGGATCAGTCGGCACCAGGTTCAGCGCCGACGGTATCCGGCTATTCAGGGCGTCGTTGAGGGTGCGTCGTGACATGGTTTAGCCCCCCACGTAGTACTTCCTGGACGTACGCTGAATCCAGTAAACGGCGACGAATGGGGGGAGGTTGTTGTGGGACACGGATGCCGTGGTATTCACTGGGGCCGGAGGTCCATTATTGACAATGGTTGCCGCTGCGGGCACATCGGTTTCAAAGGTCCAGTAGGGGCCGCTCGTCGGATTCGAACCGTCAGCAGGAGGGTGGGTGATGTCACTGATCGTGGTGGCCAGAACACCAGCCACCGCCTGCTTGACGATGGTCCCCGGCGTGTTGGGTGTCAGCACGCCACGGCCGCTGGTGACATCCCCGCCGTTCTCCAAGGCCATGTAGGAATACGGCCCTCCTGGGTTGAGGCTGATTTGCCCAATGCCGTGCTGGTGCCATGTTTCCTGAGCGAGCAGGGCGTGACCGGCGCCACCATACAGCTCTTGACCATTGGTGTCCGCGGACGCCTGCACTTGCGCTGAAGCGTTCAGGGTGTTCCCCTGCCCCCCTCCTACCTGTTTGATCGTGCCATCCAGGTTTACGAATGTCCCCACCCCAATTGGAACCACCACCTGCATGGTGCCGTAGGGAGCCGCTGCGGTCCTTCCGACGAGGGTCCACATCGCGCCACTGGTCTCCGTTGGAAGCGTGGTCACCGGGTCCGTGCCATCCCCTCCATCGTAGCTGAACACGTCGGTTGGAGCACTAGCCGAAGTCGTTAGCCATGGGCGCGGGCACGGATCATTGGGGGCGACTGGATTTGTTGAGATCCATTGGCCGTTGCTGAACTGGAACGCGCCAACGGGGTTCCCGCTGGCATCCGTCTTGAACCACACCTTGTCCTGATCCGACACCTGGGGCTTGTCCGGCCCCGTCACAACCCCCGTGAACGTCCCGGCGAGTTGCGCCACCAACAGGGAGAGGATGTCCGTCGCCAGTTGCGGGAAGCTGGTCATGCAGTACCCCGTCGGCAACTGCCCAAAACTTATATTGACAGGAATACTCATGCTCTACTGGATCGAGATTACGTCCATTTGAACAAATTGTCCATCGTAAGGTTGCAGGACGCCAATGGGATGCGTCGGGTCGTCGTCGGTGGCCGACACCGGGGAGATCCACGTCTGCGCTATCGTCGTGAAGTTCGGGAGGTTCACCCCCACGTTGGCCGACACCAGGTTCTTCACCGTTATGAGGGTTCCGCTGGGATCAATGGCCGCCACCACAAGGGGATATTGCGGGGCCGTGCTGGGTCCGAAATAGAGCGTCTGCCCAAGCGTCAGGCTGGTGCCACCCCCTGAAATCGTCATCTGCTGCGTCACCGGAACGAGAGCGGTCCACACCGCGGGGATCTGGAACGGGGCGGTGAGGTGGAACAGTGGGCAGTTGAAATACCCGTTCGCCTCCTCCAGGTTGTCCCCTGAGCAGGCCAAAAGCTTCACCGTGGCCCCGGCGTACATGGTCACGGTGATGCTGTAGTCAACCGGGTGGCAGTAGGTGTCAGGGTTGGCCGCGTTGCCGTTCAGAAAGTATGTCTGCGCCGGGCTGGTGATGACGAGGGCGTACTCGTTGCCGCCATCGTTGATCGCGGGCACAGCCTGTGATCCGTTCGTGCAGGTGAACAGGTAGCCATTGGCGGTGCCAGCCACGCTGCCGGAGTAGTGCTCCGTCTCGATGATGCCTCGGATTCGGAGCGTGACCGTGTAGAGTTGGCCGGGGTTGCCCGTCACGGTGGCCTGCACCAAGATGGGGGACGGGTAACCCCCGCACACGTCATGCCGGTTCTTTCCGGAATTGGAGCACGTCGTCGTGCCCTGCGTCGCCGGGAGCAGCCAAAGCAGCCCGGAGAGGTTCCCTGCCACACCACAAACCCCCTGCGTGAGCATCAGGTTGGCCTGCGCCTGCGCCTGCGCGAGCGCCTGTGCATTCACCGTGGCCTGACCGCTGGGGTCGTTGGTGGTCACGGAGAGCGTGCCGGCGGGCACTGTGTAGCTGACGGTCACAGGGGCGTCGGGGCACGTCGCGGTAGCGGTCTGGGCCGTGTTCCAGTACGTCGTCGGCGGCACCGGGGGCGGCGTCACAGGGATCTGCTGCGGGGGCGGCGTCAGGTTCGCCTCCTGAAAGACGGGGTTGCAGCCGCATCCGGGGATGGAGTTGGTGCAGGTGCTCATGTTCCCCCTTGCTGATCCATCCCGAGCAGTTCATCCACGTCCGAGCAGTAGATCCGAAGCTGGCTCAGGTCACAGCTTCCTGGCGGGTAGGTGCCGGGCACGCCCGAGAATTGGAGGCGCACTTGGAACTCGTAGCCGACCCGGCAGGGCACCCCTTGCGTGGGGGAGCCACCGAGACCGGCTGGCACACCATCGGGCGGCGTAGGCAGCCGCAGCCACCGCGTTTGCGGCTGGTATTCGACTGGGGTTTGGCATGTGGAAAGGTAAACGGTCGCCCCCGGCGCCACCACGGCCGTTCCGTTCCCCGCGTAGGGAATGAGGTTCTGCACCACGAGGCTGAGGTTGTTCGACACCACCACGAAGCTGTAGCCGCCCACGGTGACCCACGACCCAGGCGGGCACGCGGTAACCGTTCCCGTCGCCACCGGGAGCGCCACTGTGCCGTTGAGCAGGGGCACCACGAAGGAGTTAACCACCGTCACGCCCACAGCCGTAGCGAACGAACGGCAATCCTGCCCCACGGCGCACAACGTGCCACTGGCCCACGGCACCCAACACGGATACTCGTTGCTCTTGAACAGGGCTGACCAGTTGAGTTGCCCCTTGAGGTTGGCGATCTTCGCCCGCACCGTCTCCAGCTTCTTCGCCCGATCCCGGTCCCCGCACGCGAAGCTCCGCGAGTCAACGCTGTAAACGATGGGCATCTGGTCCGTGCCGTCGAAGTCCCACCGCTGCGTGTCGTCGAACGTCAGTTCCCAAATCTGGATGTCGTTGTTGTTCCCCACACACCACATGAAACAGCGGTCAAGGTGGTTGACCTTGCAGGCGATGATCTTGAGGATGCGAAGTCCGCTCCACACCGATTCCCACGCCGGGGGGGCCTTGCGCCGGCCCTGCACAGGTTCAAAGTCCAGCGCGAGCAGTCCGCGCCAGTAGATGCCCGCGGGGCTCGATTGGGGGGAGCACGTCACCAAAGCCCGGGAGTCGAAGCAGCAACCCGATGCCCACGACAACCACTGCGTGCTGTCTGCGTCGAGGTATGTGTCCACCTCCGCGGACATGGAGACGTTCCCGTAGCTGCCATTGAACTGGCGCTGGGCCAGGACCCAGGACCGGATGCCGTCGTTGGCCCGATACCACGCATCGGAGTTGACGTTGAAGAAGCACCACGGGCTCAGGGGGCCTTGAATCGGGCTGGCCGTCTGCAACGGATTCGTGGTGTTCTTCCACGTTGTCCGGTCGAACGGCAGGTTCAGGGAGAAGATGACCGATGGGGTGCCCACCAGGATGCTGCCTTCGCCAAGGCTGGTATCGGTCTGGGCCGCCGCGCACGCCGCCATGATGTCCCCTGCGTCGCTGGGTGCCCCGAACACCCGCGCCACGAAGTCACCCCCTTCGTTGAGGTAGTTGTTCTCCGTGAAGTAGAGCACGGCGTCCCGGTAGTTGTAGAGGGGGGTGCCAGAGGGATCGAACACCGCATCCCCCACCACGTAGGTCCGGTTGTCGGGCAGGGCCACGCCGAGCCGCCCTTGGGCGTACCACATGACGTTTCCCGTCGGCACCTGCCACTTCGACTGCTGCGCCCGGTAGCTGGTGGCGCCGTCGTAAACGAAGCACGCCGCCTGGTTGTCCTGGAGGAGGAACCACTGCTCCGGGGCGCAGGACCAATTCTGCTGAATCGTCGGGCTGTTGAGGTCGAGGGACGTGAACGTGACTGAGGTTGCGAACGTCACGAGGGAGCCGCTGGTCACCGTGTTGCCCGCGATGCAGGCGTCGTACATGAACGTCACCGGCTTGCCGGACGCCACCACCACCAAAGCATTGGCCGCGATGAGGTTCTTGACAGTCACCGTCCCCGCAATGTTGCTCACCACGATCAGGGGTATGCCGTTCAGTTCCAAGTCGGGCAGTGTGGCGCTGATGAGGGCGGCGCTGGCCACTGGCAGGGTCACGTTTGTTCCGACGGCTGGCACGGTGAACGGCGCGGTGATGGTGGTCTGTGCCGTCGCGCCCGGGTTCTCCGCCAGAATCTTGGTCGTGTTCAGGACCTGCGTGCAGATGAAGTTCAGGCCGTTGATGACGATGGCCCCGGGCGAGATCCCGGCCGTGGAGTCAAGATGAACCGTCACGGTCGCGCCGACGGCCGGCACGGTGAAGTTCACCGCGGTCGTGGTCTCCCCCACCGTCTGCGTGGGCGTGTTCGCGTTGTTCTGGACCGTGATCTGGTTCGCCCCCGGCCCCAGCGCCGTCAGCGTGAACGGAAGCCCCCCAATGGTCACCAAGGGATAGGTCAAGGTGAACCGGCCCACGTCCGACACCGTGACCGCCACCGTGCTGCCCACCGCGGGGATGGTGAATGGGGAGATCAACTCCACCGCGTAACCGGAGGTCGCCGTGATCTCTGTGACCTGCCACGAGGCGATGTCCACGCGGAATTGCCGCCCGCCGTGCGAGCTGATGAGGCATGGCACCCCCGTTCCGTCGAAGAATGCCCCCTCCTGAAACCACGCGTACTGGAACGCGCTCTGCACCCCGGAATTGGGGAACGTGAGAAGGTGCCGCGTGTAGCCGGGCCGGGGATGGAGGAAACCGTTGCGAACGGAAGCGTTGAGGGTAAGGGCCGACTGGTTGGGCTCCAGGTCTGAGGGAGAGCGTCCGGCGTCGATCCCCCCTTCGAAGGACGCGATCTGGTCCTTGAATTTGTAGGTGTCGTCGCCAGAATTGGCCATACTCCTTGAATAAACTCCCGCCCTGCCGTAAAGTCAAGCAGTATGCCGAGTACGCGCAACGCTTCCAGTGGCACAATCCAGCACGGCGCGCCCGTCGCCTTCGTCGGGTCCGGCCTTGCCCCGGCGAGTGGTGCCAACCCAGCCATCGGGATTGCCCTGGGCGGTGGACCGCCAGGCAGGGTCATCTCCTGGTCGAACACCGGGGAAGTCGCCCTGTCTAACTGGTCGCTGGTCACCGGCGCCATCAACCTGACCCCCGGGGTCCCCTACTACGTGGCGGGCACCGGCCGGCTGGACACGTCGGGCACCCAGCAGGTCGGCTTCGCCACCTCGGCCACCACGTTGACGATCTCCATCCAGAACCCCGCCTCGCAGTTGGTCCAGATCCATCTCGTTTCCGGGCCGCCCCCCGCGGGGACAGGCACCATCGGGGATCTCGCCTACGATGGCGCCAAGGGCAACTTCTGGGGTCCAAAGACGGCTTCTGGCTGGCCCGCCACGCCGAAGAAGCTGGTCAGTGTGGCCTACGACCCTACCGGCGCGCCCGTCGTCGCCACGCCCACACAGAACGGTTGGCAGGTGTGCTCGTGACCACGACAAAGCGAACACGGCTGGTCTTGTCGGCCTTTATTCTGGTGGTTGGTATCGTTGTGTCGCGGGTGGATTCATCGCACGATTCAAACTGGCCGATGCTGTTTGGGGTGTTCCTGCTGACCGCGTTCGCCGTGGTGGTTAGTGCCTTTCCTGGAAAACGCAAAGTATGAAACTCGCGCTGCAATTGACGATGGCCGTCCTCATCATCCTACTTGGCACCATTGTCGAGTACAGAGTGGTTGCAGCCATCCACGGCCCCGGCTGGTACACGGAAGTTCCGGGTGTCGCGCTTCAAATCGCCTACGGACAGGCCGACTGGGAGTTCACGGCTGGCCGTGTGCTGCTGCCCCAAACGGTTCGGTGGATTGCGACTCACCAATTGGTGGAGTGGACCACTGTGTGGCTCTGGTCGGTTTTCACGTGCCTGGTGATTGGAAACGCTGTGTCGTATTTTGGGCTGTGGGCATCTCGGCAGACGCGCGGCATCGCGGCCCCGTTCGCGATCACCCAGGCCGCCGCCTTTGTTGCCTTTCAAGACACGCACGTTCTCAACCCAAGCGATCTGGTTGACTACATCACCTGGGCGTGGTTCGCCATGCTGGTGTTCCGAAGGTCGGCGTGGTGGTGGTACGTGCCACTGTTCGCTCTGGAGATTCACAATCGGGAGGTCGCTTTGTTTATTCCCATGTGGTTGCTCATCGACCGATCTCTGTCGTTCGAGCGTATCAACGGTCGGTGGCACATCTCCCTACGGAGGGTGCTCGTGGCCGGCGTTGCTTGCGCCAGCATTCCCGCCGGCGCCGCCTACGTGCGGTGGCTGAGGCACTATTGCCTCACTCGCACCATCCCGCCGCACAGCGAGCCTCAGAAATGGGGTCAGGTGTGGGGGTGGCCGAGCAACGTGGCGGGCTTCAAACAGGCCTTCCACTCCGGTCCGTACGTCACCACTGGCTGGCAGACGCGGGTTGAGGAATGGGCGTTTATGGCAGGAACGGTTATGTTGGTGATTGGACTGGTAAGATTTTCCGTGGTGACGCGGCGGGTGGGGATGGCATTGAAGCTGGCAATCCTCATTGGTGGATTCTATGGCGCGTCCCTTGCATTCGGCCTGTGCGACGAACTTCGGGTGTGGCTCTGCCTGATCCCGTTCGCAATGCTATTGTTCCTCTTGCCTGCTGAGCCCACAAAATCCGCCTGACATGCCCTCACCCCTGCTCAACTACGGTTGTCCCACCACGAAGTCCAACCAATGCGCCTACGACCGATGGGCCTTTGCTAATCACCGCATCGCCGCAGGGGCACCGCCGCGGCACGTCCTGTTCCGGCAGATCGCTGACGTGCTGGTGCCCGGGTGGTTCGAGTGGCATGACTGGACGCTTAACATGATCGAGGCGGCGTGCACAGAACGGTGGGTCGCGGTGTTGGGATGCAAGAACTGCGTGTCAGGAGACACCCGCCTTCTCCTCGCTGATGGTTCCGAGGTCCCCATCGGGGAGTTGTGTGCCAGAGGGGTCGCGCCCGTGGTGATGACATTGGAAGGCCCCAAGCAGGCCAGCGTGCCTTGGATTAAGGGGCGGGCGCAGTTGTTTGAGGTTCAACTGGCTGACGGCTCGCGCTTCCAAGCAACCGCCGGGCACCGGGTTTTGGTCCCGTCTTCCGCCACGCCGAACGGTCAGTGGTTGCCCGTAGGATCTCTCGTCCCCGGGCAGCGCATTCTTGGATATGCAGCCTCACAAACTTACGTGGTGTCAATACATGCCACCAAAGAGGATGATTTTTACGACATCACCGTGCCCGGGCCTGCGCACTATTTTGCTGATGGTGCCATCCACCACAACTCCTGCAAGACCCGGAACGCCACCGGGTTCGCCTGCCTCGCGTGGGTTTGTGACCCAGCCAACACGAGCGTCATCATCTGCTCGACCACGATGAAGTCCATGCGGAAGCGGTCGTGGGGTGAGGTCGTCTCGTTCAACCGCGCACTGAACAAGACCCTGGGCTGTGAGTTCGGAAACTTCGTGGACTCGCAGACGATCTGGAAATACTCCGACGAGGAGGGCCGGTCGGATGACAAGCACGCCATCTTCGGCATGGCCGTGCAGGAAGGCTCCACCGAGGACGTGGCCGCCAACATTCAGGGCATCCACACGAAGCACCAGTACGTTCTCATCGACGAGGCGGAGGCTGTACAGGCTGCCATCTGGACCGCCACGGAGAACCTCTATGCCTACCCAATTGACGCTGGCGGGTTCTTCTTGGAAATGGGAGCCGCCAACCCCCGCTCGCGCCTCTCCCGATTCGGCCAGTTCGCTGAGCCCAAGAACGGCTGGAACACCGTAGGAATTGACACCGAGCATTGGGAAGGCAAGCCGCGAAAGGATGGTTCGTCCGTCCGAGTCCTCCGTTTCGACTTCCTCAAGTCCCCCAATGTCACCGCCCCGGCGCGCGTCTCCCAACACCTTCCCACGAAGGAGACCGTGGAGAAGGCGATGGCCATGCTCAAGTCGCAGGGCCGGGAGAACGACCCGGAGCATTGGTGCTACGACCGGGCATTCCCCCCTCCCGATGGTCTCATCAAGACGCCATTCACCGAGACCGAACTGATGGCACATGGGGCCTACAACCACCACCAGTTCACGGGCTCCGACTTCCGCATCATCGGCGTGTTGGACCCGGCCGAGACCGGGGACCGGCCCATCCTGCGCTTCGCCGCGTTCGGTGAGATTGGCGGGGGTAAGCTGGGCATCGAGCACCTGCCCCACATCGAGTTGGTGATCGACGCCAATAGCACGCGCCCAAAGAAATATCAGCTCGTGGACCAGGTGAAGCGCCACTGCGCCCACGTTCAATACCGCGGAGAGGCTTACGACTGCCGCCCGGGAGACTTCGGGTTCGACTGCACAGGTGACTCGGGCGTGTACCAGATCGCTCAGGAGGAATGGTCCCCTGAGGTGCTGCCCATCATGTTCTCCGGGAGTCCCTCCGTGGACCCGGTATCGGCCGCCGACCAGCGCCCCGGGTCCGAGGTGTACCAGAACAAGCGGGTGGAAATGTACTTCCGTTCAGCCGGCGGGGTTGCCTCCGGTCAGATCAAGGGCGTGGACAACGACACCGCGGCCGAGCTTTGCTCCATTCAGGAAATCACCCTCAAAGAAGACGGGGCCGTGCGGAGTAAGAAGGCCCTGGAGGAGAAGAAGGCGTACAAGAAGCGGTGCCACAAGTCCCCCGACTTGGCTGATGCCTTCGTGATGATCAACGAGGTTGCCCGCATCAAGGGCTGGGCGGTGGCCGCCGTGGGGCTCCTGGCCGCCCCGGACCGCTGGGAAAGCCGGTTCGAGCAGACACAGCGCAGCGCCCGGCAGGAGGAGGAACGGGAGTTCTCCCAGAGCAACGATGACCAGATGACGGTGTGGTACACCAACCCCGATTACGCTGAGGAGCCAACCGTTTTATGAAACTCCGCACCAAACAGCAGTGCCCCTACGGCGGCCGATTCGAACTGAACATTCCTGAGAAGGGGATGGTCGGCATGGGCAGTGACTTCGACATGCTGTTGCGGAACATCCGCGAGTGGCGCCGGGCCAACGGGTGGCCACAGGGCCTCGGGTTGGAGGATGAGGTTGAGCAGGAGGTTTGCCTGAGGTACTCAGTGGAGTGCGCTGAAACCGACCCCAGACTCGCGCCCAACCGGCGCTTCACCATCGCCGATGTCGTGACCGGCACGAGGGCCATGCTTCGGCAGGCGCTCGCCGGGAACCCGCTGGTGAGCTTGGAGGAAGCGGAACGACGGGCGGAGATTTGCTCGCGCTGCCCATTCAATGCACCAATCTCCGGTGGGTGCGCCGCTTGCTCAGGCGGAGCCGAGTTGATGGCACTGCTGATCAAGGGCCGAACCACGCGCCACGATGACAAGCTGAGCAACTGCCGAATTTGTAGCTGCTACCTTCGGACTGCGGTTCACATGGATGTCGAGCCCCAGTGGGGTGCTCTGAGTGATTCGCAGCGCGAGCAGTACGAGTTCGCTCATCATCGCCTGGGCTGCTGGAAATGGATGCCCCCGCCCCAGTAACAGGGCGGGGGCAATTCAGCCCGGTGATTCATGACCTCCGATACTCAGGCTCCGCGGGGTCTCCCCGCGTAACACTCCGCGGCTGAATTGACAGGTGCCACCATGCCGGTCACATATGGAATTGCCCGCCCGGTTTGACGCCCCCGCGCTGGTTGGCTTAACTGGCCTGTCTCTCAGTGGAGGATGCGGGCGAAGATGTTTTGCTTCGCGGCCTGTTCCTGCAAATTGTTCCGCCACGGGATCACAATCGCATCCATCTCCGCGACGCGCAAGGTCCTTCGGTCGGTGGCGTCGAAGCCCGGAGGCGCCGGCTCCCAATACTGCGGGTGAGCCTTCCTCTCCCGGTCGTGCCGCATGTTGGCGTCGCGCAGTTCCTCGTCGGAGAGCCCGCCGGTTGTGGGTTTTGGGTCGGTGTAGCCTCTCATGCCTTTTCAATCCTCATCATGTCCTCTTGCACAGCGTCCAAAATCTCCGCGGCCTCCTCCGGGGTGACATCGCGCTGCCCGTGCGTCAGCATCCCGGCGCGCTCCTCGTAGCGGTAGGCGACCTCGGCATCGCGCTCGGCCTCGGTGAGGGTCACTTGGAACCCTCCGCGATCATGGCGTCGGCGACTTTGAATGCGGCTTGTGCTAGATGCTCAAGTGCCCGAATATCAGCATCGTTCGTTGGAAACCTCGTTGCCACATTGGGGTTACTGCAAAGGCCCTTCATGGCCGCCATCGCATAAAGCTCGCGCTTGGACATGCCACCAAAACAATCTGGCGGGGTTGGATACGCCGGACCGCCGTCTTTCTTTCTGCTCATGCCTGCCTCCCCGCCATGCGCTTGGCCCGCGCGGTAATCTTCTTCCATCGGTTCTCCCAGGCCCCCACGAGAAGGGACTGGATGAACCCCGACACGCTGTGCCCGCTCTCCTCCGCCATCTTGACGGCCTGGCCGTGGACCTCCACGGAGAGGCTCACCCCGTAGGCGCGCTTCCTGTCTTTGTCCTGTTTGTTCTTCATAACGCTTTCACTTTACACCGCTCATAATTCTTGTCAACGGCTGTTCGGAAAATCTTCCAACCATTCCGCAAGCTCCGGGTGAGCGATTCGGATCTTGGCCAGTGCCACTCGCTCAATGTGCTCCACGGCCTGCACGGTGACCCCGATGGCCTCGGCGATCTCGGTCTGCATGTAGGACTTCCCCGGGATTCGTGATGCGTGGAATCGGTTCACCGCTGCGTCCAGCGCCTCACCCTCAGCTTTGGTCGGCCGCGTTTTCACCAGCGACGCACCGCGCGGTTGAGGATGCACAATGAGCCGCACGTCACTGGCTCCCGGCCATCGGGTATCAGGTCATTCTGAGTTGGCCGGCGTGAGCGACGCGCCTTCTTCTTCGGCGCCTCCGAATCCCAGTTTGGGGCGAACGGAAACCCCACTTCATCCCCCAGTATGAACCCCGCCATGCCAAGGTCCATCGCCTCCACCTGCTCCGCGTTCTTCGGCATCCACCGCACCGGGATGTCGGCCAGCGTCTCGTTGGGCAGCAGCACGCCCGCGGCGCGCAGGTAGTCCAGTAGTTCAGCCTGGAGGGCTTTGAATGGGGAGAGGGAAGGGGTCACGTCGTCTCTGTGTTCACAAAAGGCCCCGCCAGTGAATGCCGGTAGTCCGACACCAACCCAGACACAACCCCGGACACGCTTCGGCGCTGCCGCTTCGCCGTTTTGTGCAGCCACTCCTTGAGCGTCGGCGTGATGCTCACGGTCATGCGGACGACCTTCTCGTGCTTGTTGGGCTCTCTCACGCCGACACCGCCTCTCCCTTGAGCACGTTTGCCACCCCAGACGGCCACCACGCCCCGCCCCCTACCGGCTTCACCCCCCGGGCGTTCAGCGCGTTGGCGATGCCCCGGAGCGTCCCCACGCGCCCCACGTCGCGGATCTCCCGGATGATGGGGAGCAGCAGCGACCGGCTCTCAGCCGCCAGCCGCGCCCGGGCCGCGCGCCCCAGCGCCGCCGCCGCCGCCGGGTTCGGGTTGCCCCCCACCCGACCCCTCAGCCGCGCCGCGGCCAGCGCCTTCTTCGTGCGGTCGGAGGTCGCATCCCGCTCCTGCTCTGCCACCAGGGCCATGATGCCCACCACGAACCGGCTGGCGTCCGGCATGTCCGCAGCCTTGAACTCCACCCCCGAATCCCGGAGTGAAAGCATGAACGCGGCGTTCCGGGCCAGCCGGTCCAACTTGGCGATGAGCAGGGTTGCCCCCGTGTCGCGGCAGAGATCCAGCGCGGCCCGGAGTTGCGGCCGGTCAACCCGCTTCCCGCATTCCACCTCGGCGAACTCCCGCAATGGCTGCCGCCCGTTTAGGAAGCCCGCCACGGCAGCGCGCTGCGCGTCCATGCCCAAGCCGCGCAGGCCCTGGCCGTCCGTGCTCACCCGGAAGTAGCAGACGAATTGTGTATCGGTGGGAATGTTCATGCCGTCACCATGCCAGAGTTATTAAGAATTGTCAACGCCTTTCCTCAACTATTTTTCACCCTGCAAATTCCTGCTGCACCGCGCCCTGCGGTTCATCATCCTCCACCCGCGCCGCATTGTCGAATCGTGTACAGGACCGATGGAACACCAAGGGCACGTCCCCGGTCGGTCCGTCCTTCTGCTTCACCACGCCCAGGTTCATGTTCCAGACCAGTGTGGCCGGGTCCATCGTGTTGCCCTCGGCGGGTTCGGGCGCCCCGTCGGCCCGCGTGTCCGGCAGCCGGCAAAGCATGGCCACAATGTCGGCGTCCTGCTCTAATTGCCCGGACTCCCGAAGGTCGGACAGCCGGGGTTTCCGTCCCTTGTCCTGCTCCAAGTCGCGGTTGAGTTGGGCCACCACGATGATTGGGAGACTCAGTTCCTTCGCAAGCTCCTTGAGCCCGCGGGAGATGTCGGCGATTTCCTCCTGCCGGTTGCCGTAACGCTTCTTCCCGCCGTGAATCAGTTGCAGGTAGTCCACCACGATCAGCCTGATGCCGTGCCGCTGCTGCATCCGACGGGCCTTCGCCCGAAGCTCAATGATGCTCGTGGAGTAGGAGTCCTCCACGTACAGCGGGGCAGCCGCCACCTGCTGCGCGGCCCGCATGATGAG